TTTCTTTATGAGGTTTATCTTCGTAAATACACAAGCAACCATCCTGGTCTCTTGCAATCCACTTAAAATGAGTGCAGTTTTCAAGATAATTCAAAATTACAATTTCTACAAAAGTATCACTAAAAGCGAAATTTTCACCTTTCTTATTCATCCTTCTTGTCCTCCTTGTTTAACTTTTTGAAGATATAGTCAACACCTTCTTTAATGCTTTCTGTAGCCTTGTCTACGTTTTCGTATGTTACGTATTGAGCAACTAGCATCTTATACATTGTTTCTTCAGAAGGAATAACAACTACCCCTCCCATACTGATTGCAAAGACAATTAGTAGTTTCTTCAATACGTTTGGCACTGGCTTCTTATTTTCTTCCGCCACGGCTTCGAATAGCCATGCGCCCCCAAAGAAAAGCAAACCAAATCCAACTATTAACGCTACCAAACCGCATGCATCATAAAGATTGCTTACTACCGATATAACATAGAAAATCCATGGTTTAATAATTGTCATTTAATCACCCCCAATACATGTACATACAATCTAGTGGAATGTCTTCTGCTTGTTCTAGGATGCAGTCTCTTATAGAATCCAGCACATTAAGGGCGCCAGATGTCGTTAATATGCTTGATACTGGAATCAATTTCGTATACTTATTAGAGTTATACGCTAATTCCTTGATTCCTCTATCTAAGTGCTCTAATACATGATCGCATCTATAATATTCACTAGAGTTAAAATTCCAATTCATGCAGCTTCTAAATAATTTTCCTAAGTTGTAACTAGGAGAAGAAAGAAATGGATATGCGATTTCTGCATATTTATCGCATCCTTCAACCTTTACATAAATGCCAATACTGTAACTCACGTTATCTCACCGCCTCTTCTCCTGTAATGAGTTCTGCGTTAGGTAGTCTTTCAATCCATTTACAGAAATCTTTCCATTCATCCAACTTGTGATTTCTACGAGTTTCATAGATATTCAACAGATTTTCGTAATTCATAGTCACTGTTCTCTTTTGGTTGTAAGAAGAAGGCAGTAACTGAATCATCTGCCACCAGTTATCCTTACTATGGTCTTGGATATAAAGCTGTCTAAAAAAATTCAAACAACTTATGATATCTTTGAATGGCTTATTGAGCACATCATCATTCAAATGTTCAACGCTGAAATCATCAAGTGTGAACTCCTTGTCATGAATCTTATGCATAGTACTGCAACTATTTGCTACAGTGCCGACCTTGTACGTGTCGAATTCCTTCCACCAATAGAGTGGTGCAGTGATATCTACACTCACAAAGATCTGTCTTAAAAATTTTCTATGGCTAGGACCAGCATGAACTAATCTCTTCATTAGTTCCTTATCTTTGTTGCCTAGTAAAACCAGGTCATAATCAACAAAAGTATCGCTTTTATCCCAACTGTTCATAGGGTTTCGCATACCTCTAACGGCATGCTCGAATCCCCAAATATCTGCATATTTTAAAGTAATCATTTAACTTCCCCCCCTCTTAAATTGCTACTATCAATGCAACATAAAATGCAATAACTGCCGCAAGGATTCCGGTTGCAGCTCGGTAAATTTCTAGCTGTTCGACCTTATTGGATAACATCTCTTCTGTGCATCTGAGTTTGTATCTTAATTCATTGATTTCATTGCAGTCTCTTTCACGGCGTTTATAAGAAGAACGTTCCAATTCACGGTAATCTTCCATCAAGTCTTCATAATCTTCATAGATTGCATTTAATTGTGTAACTTTGCTTTCGATGCTTTCAGCCTGTCTTTGAAGGTTATCTACAGGCGTTGTTATGTACGACATCGATCTCACCTCTTTCGCTTAATTCTATGTATTTGTCTAAGTACCATCTGGCCTTTTTGAGATCTTCTAATCCATTCTTGTTAGCGTGACGATATAGATATTTGAATGCATTGCAGATGCAGAAATTTTTCACTGCTTCTACGCCCTGTGTTTCTTCCATTACTTCAATGCACTCAAACTTCCCTGTCTCATAATGAGAAGGGTGGTTCACACAATCATTCATTCGTGTCCTCCTCTAATTTATATATCTTGAATTTCTTATTTCCTTTAACTGACAATTTGGTGTAAAAATGGTGCAGAGTTATTCCAAGGTAGTGTGAACATTCTTGAGCATTGCCAACGCAGACGCACATATCATCCGCATCATAAATTGCATATTGATTCTTTTTCTTTCTCAATCTCTATGACCTTTTCTATGTCTTCTAAGTTTCTTACGACATATACTCTATGCTTGATTGATTTTAGGAATTTGTGGTAATCCTCTTGAACTTTTCTTAATCTGCTACCTTTTTTATCTGTTTTCATTTCTACCCAAAACACCTCTCCATTATTCTTTAGAACTAATAGATCCGGTGTTCCTTCAATGCCTACTTTTATAGGATTTAAAGTCTTTGTATAATAAGTTCCAACAACCATTCTGTATGGTGTGAAGCCAGCTTCGGACAGTTCCACCATCACCTTATTCTGAATAATATGTTCTAGCTGCATATTCCCTTCAACCTCATTTGGATATGTACCCATGCGACAGAGTAGCCACGTTCTCTAGCAATTCTCATAAGTTCATCACGACTCCTAGCACGGCCTACTTCCATTCTCATTTCTTTTTTCTTCTTGTTTAATTCCTCGACCTCTTGCTCTTTTACCACTCTCAGTTTGACATCTTCCATCTGTTTCAGTTCTCTACCCTTGACTTCGTATTCATATCCGCAGTAAGGACACTTATCAGCAGTCTTGAATACCTTGAAGCACTGGGGGCATGTACGGATAGAAAATGACCCATCGTCATTTATCATCTTTCTTTTCTTTGCACCGTCCAAGGACCATTCTCTGTCACTCGTTGGTAGACCATGTCTCTGAAAGTTTCCTACATAATCGATGATAACTGCCTTCTTTCCTTCTTTTGGAGTGAGACATCTCATTGACTGCTGAATGTACAGAGCAAGCGACATTGTCGGTCTGAGCAGTAAGCAGCACTCGCAGTCCGGAACTGTAATTCCTTCACTGATCAGTCCTACATTGCATAGTATTTTGAATTTACCCTGTTTGAAATCGTTCATGACTTTTTCACGTTCACTCGATGGTGTGTGACTGTCTAGATGAACAGCGCTCACGCCGTTCGCAATAAACAGGTCTCTAACCTTCTTGCTATGCTCTATAGATACGCAGTAAGCGATGGCTTGCTTGCCATCAGCAAGTTCCTTGTAATACTTGAATATATCGCCATAGACGCAGTTTTTAGTGAATAGGTCTTGTAGTTCACTTGTACGATAATCGCCCCTCACAATCGCTATATCACTTGTGTCGATACCGATATTAGGCGCATAGTAATCATAATTACTGATTGCTCCTCGGTTCATTAATTCATTAGCCGTTATCCCCTGTACAATACAGTCAAACAGTGATAATCTATCACCATTCAATCGTGTAGGAGTTGCAGTGAATCCAACCACAAGAACCTTGTAATGATCGCATACCTTCTTATAGCTGCTCGCTTCACTCAGATGACATTCATCAATGAAAATGACCGATGGTTTTTCACGTTCGTCTAAATGATTGGCTTCTGTAAAGACACTCGCAACTCTAGCATTTGTTATGCTTAACTCATTAAGCAATGCTTTATGCTGCTTCATCAGTTCTTTTCTATGAACAAGTACCAAGCCATAACCTTTTAGGTTTTTTATCATTTCAGCCATAAGAAACGACTTGCCACTTCGGCAAGGCATCTGAATAAGTATTCCTCTCTTGCCTTGCCTAATGGCTTCTACCGTTTTCATGTATAGGTCTTCTTGATAATCCCTTAACATAATCCTTTAGAATTGGACATCGTCGATTGATGGTGGTGTTAATGACTTTGGCTTTGTATCGCTAGACTGTGCATCGCCAGGTTCCTGCCATGCTGGTAAGTTCATTGCCTGTTTCTTGCTTAAGAAATAGTGAACGCCTGTACGATCGCCTCCGTACTGATCTTTTTCTTTTCTTGTCTTTAATGCACCGACTTTGCCGACCCACTGACTTGCTTCCATATTCCCTCTAGGGATACCAAAACTATCATAAATAGACTGTAGTTTCTGGTTTACGATTGATGCATGAGATGCATCAAAAACAAGGTTGTAGAATAGTTTCTGATTATGACCACTGATATCAAGCATTAGACTGATCATCGGTTTCCCTGTTGATGTCGTTGTTTCTTCTGCCGTCTTGATACGACATCTGTACATACCTTGAGGTAAATCAATAAACTCGTTTTCTACCTCTTCAAATCCCCAATTAATTGCCATTATTTATTTCCTCCTGTACTGAATAAATCTTCTTGTCTGCATGCTTTTCTATCGTCGTGCTGATTTTTTGCATAAACATTCTTTGTTGAAAGAAGTCTGATTACTCTTTCACCTGTAGATGTGATTTCTAGATGACCAACCACATCGCATAGACCACATACGTTATCCCTGGCACTCTTCTGAATTCTAGGCATGAATGATGTATACTGTTCTCCTGTTGGTGAAGTGACATCCACTAATTCTTGCCATGCTGTTAATAGAATTCTCTTCTGTAATGTTTTTAGGTTTCTGATGATTCTTGCTAAACCAAACTGAAATTTCTGATAATCGCCTTGTGAAGGAACTCCGTCATTTCTTCCAAGCTGGCCATAATAAGATAGGATGCAGCTCTGTAATTCGCTCACGTTATCGATTGCGATATTGTCATATTTATCCGTATTGCTTGCTAACCACGCAAGCGCTTCGTTCATGCTGTTTACAATATCGTCTACATCGATATCTACAATTAGAATCCCTTTAGCGTTAGGACTGTTCTTTAAGACACCACTTGTCTTATCGATATCTAAGACAACTGTCTTGCCTGGCAGTTTACCGATTGTTGTAGTTTTTCCATCACCTGGTTTTGCATAAAGCAGACAGGTAAACGCTTCTTTTTCGATGTTATCTGCTGTGTACGTTTTTAAAGCCATTTCTTTTTACCTCCGTTTTCGTTTAATTCTTCGTTTGTTGATGACTTCTTTTCGAAGTCAACTAACGTTTCAGCATCTCCGTTATAGTTGCTGCAGATGCCCGAGAAAGGACAGCCAAGAATAGAACACGCTCTATCATTTCTATAGAAGAACTTCTCTCTGTCACATCTTCTGATTTCTTTAGCCATGGCAACTAGATTTTTTCTCTGTCCTTCCAGTTCTTCCTTTGTACGACTTACAGTGAATACTCTGATCTTTCTTTCTGTATCTTCGTCATACCATGCTTCACAACGTTCAATGTATTCATCTAATGTCTCTGTCTTCTTTAGACGAATTGTTGGCTTAGTGATGACTGTGTAAGTGACTGGTCTAGTTTCTTCCTTAGCAATCAGATAATTACTTACCTGGTCGTTCATGAAATCAACCTTGTACATATACTCGTCGGTAATGTAGTTGCCGGTTGTTTTATGTTCGATAAGTCCATCGACAGACACTGCATCAATCTTTCCTTTTAGATAGATTCCTCTCGCTAGTCGATATCTGAATTCCTGTTCAACATCGACAATCTCCGGCAACTGAGGGAGAATATACTTGATGAATGCTCTTGCCATCGCATCTGTATAATCGTGACTTTCAGTGAATGAGCCTGTAGTAAGGATTTCTTCTACCTTTGCATGATAGCTGCTTCCTATCACTAATGCCTCGTTCTCTTTCTTAGGTTTCAGCAATTCTCTGTATTCAAACCAATATCTTCTTCTACAGTCCTTGAAATTATTGATTTGACTTGTAGTGACTTCGTAAATCATTTTGTCTACCCCTTTCTTCTCGCTTACTCGTAAGCACCTAGAGCCGTGGGATGGGTTTTGGAAAATGATAGGAGAAATGACAAATGCAACAGTCTTGCTCCCACGGCCGTAGATGCTTACGAATCTACTTTTATTTATTTGTGTATTTCTTAAACAATGCTTCTATGACCTCATCTGTTGGACTCATATTCCATTCGGTCATATAAGATATAAATGCCTTCCTAGGTATGTGGACCGTTCTTCGTCCATTCTCTCCTTCTACAACAGAGCCAGGCATAACTCCCTGTTGAATTGCATTGATAATGAATTCTCTGCTCTTATGAGTGAGTTCCATCGCTTCGCTGACACTCATGTTCCATTCATCCATTGAGATCTCCTTTCTTTACGTTCGGTATTGCCGTACGCTAGGGCAAAAAAATTAAAATTCTACATCTGTATAAAGGATTTGACGAGTTGGATTCTTTTTGTTGTAGTAATCCACCAAGTTGCTGAATGCTCCTAATTCCATTTTTCGTGGTTCTTCTTCCCATTTTTGGAAAGTAGGAATAGAGCACCCACATAATTCACTGGCGTTTTTTAAAGTCAAGTCAGCGCCAACTCTAATTTGTTTGATTGTTAACATCTACTCACCTCTTTCTTTTTGAAGTCCGGTACTACCGAACTCGTATCTATACTATACCCCCTGCGACGTTCGGTGTCAACATAATTTTTAGCAATTTTTAAACATTTTTTTGCAAACATAAAATTATTTAATTTTTATTAAACGGTTGTCTACACCGGAAACCAATGCTAAAATGATGATGAAGAAAGGAGAGAAAATAAAATGAAAGACGAATACTATAAGGTAGTAGGCGCATTCTTCAAAGAGAAGCGAGCTGTAAAAGGAGTATCTGTCAATGATTCTGCGGTTGCGGTAGATCATGCAAAAACATGGTACTACGATGTTGAAACAGGTAGATGCCGAATATTTCTGAAAGACACCATAGCGTTATGCAAATACTTCGATACAGATTTGAATGAATTACAAGAATACTTAAATAATCACTACTACAATAAAAAATAAGAAAAGAACTAAATATTTTAATAAAAAAAAGCACCCTAGCGCCAACTAGGATGCAACGGTTGTAAAAGAAACCATCTCATAAAGTCCTTCTACGTGTTTAATTATATCATGATTGGCACGTACAAGGCAAAAGTAAATAGAAAGGACGTGCCACATTATGGCTAGAAAGACTAGATTTGGGCGCAGACCCAATAATACTGGGACCGTAGTTAAACTATCGGGCAAACGAAGAACTCCCTTCTGCGCTCGTGTAATGAGCGATGAAAGAGATATCATAACAGGGAAGAAGAAACAGATATGTATAGGCACTTTCGCAACTCGTGAAGAGGCACTAAATGCGTTGTCTCTTTATTCTCTAAAGAAATCTAACAGCATCACAAATGAAGATGCTAGAAATATTGCTCCTAATTTATTCGATAGAATTCAAGAGAAAACTAAAAAACATGTTCCGACATTCAAGGATATTTATCACATCCTAGACGAAGAAGAATTCTGCAAACTTTCGAAATCGGCAAGAAATGGATATGCATCGTGGATTAAGCATTTTGAAACCATATACAATAGACAGATAGATAATATAACTCTCGCTGATCTACAATATGTATTCGATAATGACAAGTCAAAGAATGGAACTCAAATGCACATGAAAGTTCTATGTTCCAAGATTTTTGAATACGCAGTGATTCATCAGTATATTTCGAGAGACTTCGATTATACATCTTATATTAGAACTGCTGAATTCAAGCAGTCAGCAAAGCACTATCCGTTCACCATGGATGAAATCAAGAAATTAAAAACAATAAACACTTCAGAAGCACATTTGATACTTATATATATTTACACTGGTCTTCGAGCAGGTGAATTATTAAACATTAGCAGAAGCAACATTCACATAGATGAATACTGCAATGACGATGGCTCAAATAAATCGATAAGTTACATTGTGACAGGTTCCAAAACAGATGCAGGTAAAAATAGAGTTGTACCAATACACAATGATATTAAACAGTTCGTCATTGATGAACTACTTACTTCGGACAAACGATTAATAGATTGTACATACGCATCATTGAATAGTACCGTGTTATCGACTGTAAATGGATATTTGAAAGCGACGCACACAATGCATGATACTCGTCAGACATTTGCATCACTGTGCCAATTATATAAAGTGGATGTATATGCAAGAAAGAAAATACTGGGTCACAAATTAAAAGACATCACGTTTGATATCTATACAAAT